AAATTATATTTCTAGGAGGAATAAGAAATGGTACAGGAAAATATAGACATTCAAATAACTACATCCGACATTCAAGGAGTTATGCAAGACGACCCAAACGTGGCACTGAGAATTCAGAACAAAGCTCTGAACCGAGTATCGCTAGGTTTGCAAGAAGAAATTGCAAAACTTAAAGCAAGAATTGCTGAACTTGAAGAAGGGGATGGTAAAAAAGCAAAGGAGAAATGATATGCCTAAAGTAGGTAAAAAGAAATATCCGTATACTCCTAAAGGTATGGCTGCTGCTAAGAAGGCATCTAAAAAAACTGGTAAAAAGATGACCAGAAAGAGGTACTAGAATGGCAGAAAGAACAAATAAAAAATTAACAGAAGAACATAAGAAAAAATTAAAAGATCCTGCTTACCTTATGGCTATAAAAGCTGTTAAAAATAACAAAAAACGAACAAGACGATAAGGACAAACTATGCCAGCTATACAAGGAAGAACATTAAAACAACTTCGGCAGGCAGTAGGCTTTAACTTAGGAGCTTTACACACAGGGACTGCTTATGATGCAGGCTCAAATACTACATTGATATCACTAACATTTGTTGGTGGAGATGATAGCTATAATGGAAAGTGGATTGCTGTTGCAGACGCTAGTAATTCTGATAGTACAGAATTTAGAATTATCAGTGACTACACAGCATCTGCTTACAGGGCAACCTTGCAACAACAGTTGTCTTTTGCTACAGCTGCTGGTGATAGCTACGAGGTATGGGATGAGCCATACAAACCTGAGAATATAAATGAATTTATTAACCAGGCTATTGTTAATGCTATCAATACAGGGAAAGTATACGATCCGATAGAAAATATATCGCTTCATGGTGATGGTAGGCAAACTCGATATGATATACCGTCAGGAATATCGCAAATATCCAAGATAGAGTATCGTAACAAGATAAGCTATACCAGACTACATGATTGCGGCACAACGTTTGATGAGAAGACTGATAGTGATTTTACTCAGTCTTTGGACACTAAAGATAAGAAGCAAGGAACACAAGCCTTGAAAATGGTAATCGCTTCTGGAGCTTCAGCAGGCGATTTCGTCACAGATTCAATAACCTCTAAAAATATTAGTGGGTATGATTACATAGAGATGTGGGTTAAGAGTACCGTAGCTACGAGTGCTGGTAATTTAAAACTATTACTAGATGACTCAGCTTCATGTGCTAGTCCGCTGGAAACTCTAAGCATACCTGCACTTACAGCAGATACCTGGACCTTTGTCAGGATGCAACTGTCTACTCCAGAATTAGATACAGCAATTATATCCGTAGGTTTAGAGTATGACTCTGACCTTGGAGCCTGTACTGTGTGGATAGATGACATTACTGCAGTCAAAAATGACACAGCAGAGTGGGCTACGCTAGACAGAAGACTGTGGAAGATAGACAAAGAAGCAAGAGATTTAATCTTGCTTAGAGATGGACAAGATGCTATAGGGTATGCACTTATTAAGATTGTAGGTGGAGATAAACCTGCATTGTTAAGTGCAGAAACAGATACAACAGAAATACCTGAAGCATATATTATAGCTTTTGCCACAGCACGAGCATTGCTTGCCAATTCTGGTGGGGCATCAACAGATCCTGACTCCAGGAGACAACTAGCTGCATACTGGGATAGAGAAACCAACAAAGCTGAAGGTAGTTTCCCCATGCTAACTAATGTAAGGACGGTAGATTAATGACATCTAAAGTCATAGAAGAAAATGAAATATATCTTAATGGAACCTACTACCCTATTTCTAGGCCTGTAAGATCTACGCTAGCATCTATTTATCCAGCAAAGATTGTCATTGGTGATACTGACAAAGATTCTAATTTAAGATCTTCTATTGTTGCTTGGAGTGATTGGCGTGGAGGTATAGGCATTAATCGAATGGAAGGGGCTGGAGATGTAAACCGAGCATGGTTTAGCACCTGCCAACTTAGATATAAAAACCATTTGGTCCTGCCGTCTCTCGCAACAACAACAACAACTCCCTCACATAGTCTGGGACAAGCTACGATAGGTGCAATCGAAACATTTGAAAATGAAGTATATGCTTTTTGGAATGGTGGCTCTGGGGCTACACCAAAGCTATACAAATATGCTAACGGTAGTGATAGCTGGGGATCTCAGATAACTACATCTGGTGTAACAGATGAAGTAACAGACTCAATAGTTTTTACTAATTCCGTAGATTCATATTTAGTTTTTGCACATTACGACTCTAATGGATCTGGGTATTCATATTCTACAAACGGTACTTCATGGACCACTGATGCTAATAGAAACACAAAATTCTTAGCTATTTGGGATGACCGATTGTGGGGAATATCTAATGAAGGCCAGTTATGGCACGCTACAGTAATAGCAGAACAGCACGATGATGCAAAATTACCTACTCCAGATGGTAGTGTAACATCATTATTTGTAGCTCGTAATGCTATGGGTGTAGCTATTTTATATGCTATGACTACCCAAGGATTGTTTGCACATGATGCGGACAATGCTAGGTGGGATGCTACAGAATTAGAATTACCAATCCATCCTGATAATGGTAAAGGTACTACACGATGGAGAGACTCAGTATATATACCAAGTGGTAACGGTATGTATAAATATATTAATGGTAGCAACAGTGCTGTCGTAAGCATTGTTGGCCCAGATCGAGATGACGGACTTCCTTCAGACAAACGAGGATCTATCCGTAACATAGCTGGAAGCCACAACGAATTATTAATAGGTATAGATGCACAAGTTAGTGCAGATCCAGTTGCAACAGATGCTATTTCAAGACAATGGTTTAGCCACTTTGGTAGTCCAGTCATGGCCGCTGATACAGGATCTAGCACCATTCTGGGATATAACGAGCTGGGGTGGGAAGTTAAATGGATTGCTGATGATACTGGCACAACCTTTGACCATATGCACGTTAGCACCGCTTATAATAAATACAGGTTATGGTGGGGAGCTAACGGTGTTGTATATTTTATGGACCTGCCAAAAGATATTATTAATCCGAGTGAAGTAGATGACTTTCCTTATGCTACTTCTGGTGTTCATGAGACACCGTGGTTTAATGCAGGCCAGAGTGAAGTAGACAAGCTAGCTTTAAATCTAAAAATAGAATGTCAGGATCTTTCAGCTAATGAAACAGTCTTGGTGCAGTACGCTACAGACTACAGCGAAAGCTACACTACGGCCGTTACGCTTAACTCTACAACAATGGGTGCATCTGCAGGAACCTACACATATACGTTTGGTTCTAATGCAGGAGTATCTTACAGATCTATAAAGTTTAAATTAACATTAAGCAGATCTACTGCTACAACTACAGGATTAGAAAAATTTAATACTCCAGACGTGGTTAGTTTAACCTTGGAGTGGAGAAAGAAATTACCAGCTAAATGGGGACATACCGTTGAAGTGGATTTAAACAATAAATATAAAGGCAATGATCCTAAAGCATTAAGATCTAACCTTATTTCAGCGATAGAGTCAACAACACTGGTAGAATTTACCTTTAGAGATGACAGCGGAGGTACACGAAACTACTATGTGGACGTTACTTCTGCACAAGGATTAGAATTTACAGGACGAGACGAACGAGGAACCACGATGATAAGCGTGGTGGAACCATAGGAGATATATATGAGAACAGTATTTGGTGTAACGAATGTTAGTTCTGCTGGCACAGCAGTGCAGCTTAACAATGCAACTAACAGAGTAAAGTACATAAAGGTTAAAGCATTAGCAGGTAATTCAGGGATAGCGTATGTGGGAGCAAGTGATGTTTCTGCTACAGCTAACTCTTATGAGTTATCAGCGACAAATGAATTAGAATTAAACTTTGGAGAATTTGGAGGATCAGTTCCAGCTAACGTATTCTATGCAGACAGTGCATCGAACAACGATAAAGTTTGTTGGACTATGGTCTTAGAGGGATAAGATGACAACACAAAACATAACACAAGTGCCACAAGGATGGGAAGGTTCGCTACCAGAATACATAGCGTACGTTACATTCCAATCTTTTGGTTTAGAACCAGGAGTGGACTTTATGTATCAATCACCTTTGATGGGTGGTCGGATAGAAAAAGGTGGACTGGTCTTAGATTTTGTGTTTTTAAATCCTCCAGATCTAGCAGTCAATATTCAAGGTGTTTACTATCACTATGAATTTGGGATAGAAACACGAGGTCGAGACGTTATGGCCAGACAAGCATCTTTAGGTTCAGGCCTAACATTAATATTTATTGATGAAGATGACATAGAAAAAGATCCAGAGTATTATTGCAGGGAAGCATTACGATATAAAGACCACAGCCGAATGGCAGGAGGCTAAAATGGCGATTAATTTTAGAGGTTACTTGTTTGATGATTCAGGTAACGCAATACAAGGGGCCACGGTCCAGTTGTTAGAACAGGATGGTACGCAAGAAGCGTCAACCACGACTGACTCTAATGGGTTGTGGAGCTTTTCTGAATCAGATGAAGATAACTACGATATAAAAATTACACGAGGTAGCTCGATTCGTTGGATCCAGTGGGACGATCAAATTAGTCTTAAAGAGATAGACGTAAGAAACGATAGTGCCGCTGGAACACCAGCAGCTACATTTACTAACACTACAAATAGTGCTAGCAATCAGGTAGCAAACTTCCGAAATCTCAACACTACTAGGGCAGATGGAGACGAAATATACCTTTCCTTTACCTTGGTAAATGACAATGCAGAGTTAACAGAATTTGCTCGTATAACTGCCGAAGCTAATGATGTTTCCAATGGTAGCGAAGATGGTGAGATACGATTTAGTATTATGAAAGCTGGAACACTGACTACTGTATGGACACTAGATTCTAGTGCATCAGGCAGTGTGGGATTTGATATGAATGTCGATGCCTTGACCATAGGGTCTGGGGCTGACACTGACGTATCTTTAACATTTGATGCTAATAGTGCTGATGGTGTTATTACATGGATGGAAGATGAAGATTACTTTAAGTTTTCTGATGACATTCTTATGAACAGCACAGAAAAAATACAATTTTATGACACTGGATTATATATATATTCTTCTACAGACGGACAGTTAGACATTGTTGCTGACACTGAAGTACAGATCGCAGCATCAACTGTTGATCTTAACGGTAATTTAGATGTTTCTGGGACATATACTGGCGGTGGTTTGATGACTACTGGCGGAAGTATAGTTATACCAAATGCAGGGAACATAGGCTCTGCAAGCGATACAGATGCAATAGCTATTTCATCTGCAGGTGTTGTTACCATGAATCAGATACCAGTATTTAGTGCAGGTATTAATGTTTCTGGCGGTACTATAGCAGGAACATTAGCAACTGCGGCCCAAGCTAACGTAACATCGCTTGGCACACTGACCGCACTAACGGTTGACGATGTTGCTGTTGATGGCAAAGTCATTACCATGACTGGCAGCAGTAGTGATACTGCTGTCTTTACTGCTGGTACAAATGGAACTCTTACGATAGAAACTACAGATGCAGCAGCAGCTGCAGCTAACATTCAGATCACAGCCGATGGTACTGCAGAACTTGCAGGTACTACTGTAACACTAGACTCAGCAGGAGGTATAACCTTAGATGCTGATAACGGAACCATTACATTTTCGGATGGTGGTTCTAGTCTTGGAACTATAACTTCATCAGGATATTCAGGCACAGCGGCTGTTGCTACAACAGTCACTATTACTGACAATGAAAGCACTAACGAAAACAACGCTTTAATCTTTACTTCAGGTGGAGATTTAGATGGTGGTAATATAGGGTTGGAATCTGATGGCGATCTTTATTACAATCCAAGCACAAGCACTTTAACCGTTCCTAATATTTCAGTATCTGGAACTTTTTCAACAGTGAACAGTGTGACAATGGATGCAAACAATGCTGTGATCTTTGAAGGTTCTTCAGCAGATGCTCACGAAACAACACTTACTTCAGTAAATGCTACAGCAGACAGGACTATTAGTTTACCTAACGTAAGTGGTACACTCCCTGTTCTTGATACAGCCTCAACTACTCAAATTAGTTCCACACCAGAAGAATTAAATTTACTTGATGGTTCTGCTAAATCTACTTCATCAATAACGATTGCAGATTCAGACGCTTTTGTAGTTATTGATGGTACAACTACTAAACAAATACCAGCTAGTGATATTAAAACTTATGCTACTACTGCTACTGCGGCAGATGACATTTCAACAGGCGATGGAGCTGTCAACTTAGTCACAACAAGTGGAAACATTACTATCGATGCACAGGCAAACGATGCTGACGTGATTATCAAAGTTGATGACAATGGGTCAGCGGTTACAGCAGTAACCTTTGATGGTAGCGATGAAGGTAATGCAATCTTTGTAAATGATGTTCAACTAAAATCTGATTCTGCTGTGCTTGAGTTTGGTGCAGACCTTGATACCACACTTACTCATACAGACGGAACAGGTTTAACTTTAAACTCAACTAACAAACTAACCTTCGGCGATGCGGCTTCATTTATACAGCAATCATCAGACGGAACATTACGAATAGATGGTGAAGCAATAATTGACCTTAATGCTAGTACCAGAGTAGATGTTTCAGGAGATTTAAAAGTAGGTGGTGAAGTTCAGGTTGCTAACATAGGCTACACCGATGGTGATAACTCTATGACTATAGCTGATGGTGGTAAAGTAACCTTTGCCGCAGGCTTTGAAGTAGGTTCTGATGCCGCTGGAGATATACTATACCACAACGGTACAAGCTACGTTAGATTAGCTAAAGGTACTGCTGACCAAGTACTGACCATGAACGATGGAGCAACCGCACCTAATTGGGAAACTGCAGGTGGTGGTGGAGCATGGGCACTCGTACATTCAGTTACTGCTTCAGATGGAGATGACGATATTCAATTTACTAGCTCTCATTTTGACGCTAGTACTTACGACCATTATGTATTTTTTATGCAAAACGTAGTGGGCAATACAGATGACAAACATTTTGTAGCACAAGTAAGTACAGATGGTGGCAGTAGCTATGATACTGGCAGTAACTACCATCAGGCAAATAGTGCTAATGCCTACGCTATTGTTGCACTTGGTACAGGTACTGCAACTAACGAACAGTTCTATGGAGAATTTTGGTTGTACGCACCACACCAAACTACATATACACACATGAGGTCTCAGGGTGTAAACAGAAATTACAATGGATATGTTTATTTTGCTGGAGGACCATACCATGGACAAGGACAAACAGCAGTTGTTCACGAAAGTGCTGCAGACGTAGATGGAATTAAATTTTATTTTTCTTCTGGCACTATTAAATCAGGATTAGTTAGAATGTATGGGTTAAAGAAAGCCTAAATAACGGAGGTTAACAATGCCAAGATATCATAATAGAGGGGGGACTAGAGTACAGTTTACAGCAGAAGAAGAAACTGCCAGAGATGCTGAAGAAGCTGCGGTTGCAGCCGATGCAGACAATCGTGCAGCAGCTCGTGTTCGTGAAGAACGAAATAGGTTATTGGCAGAGACAGACTATCTGGCTCTCAGTGATGTTACAATGTCTGATGCTTGGAAAACGTACAGGCAGAACTTACGAGACATACCAGCACAGTCTGGTTTTCCTAACAGCGTTACATACCCTACTAAGCCGAGTTAAATATACATAGGAGATTGATATGAAATGGGGAACACTTAGACCACAGATTATGGCTAGTATTATAGTCTTAGGAATACTTTCCTGCATAGGAATATTCCAAGGCTTCAATGAAATAGCCACTGGTTGTGTCGGCGGAATCACAGGTTTAGGATTTAAATTACTGGAAAATGAATAATGAAATTCTGGGAATACATTTTGTACACCCATGAGCATAAAGAAAGTAGGAAGGGGAATATGATGCAGGCAATAAGTTTTTATAGCTTAAAGTTAAAAAAACCTATATTGGTAAATACGCAAAATATCACGTTAGTGAGATTACCAAATGGTCGACCAGCAGCCAGAGCACACGCTGAGTATGAAGGAAAGACATATAGATTGTATAAGATATTAAAGGATTCGGAAGCTAAGATATTAACTCAGGAGGTTAAGATGAATGTTATAGGAACGATAATGAATTTGTGGAATTTAAATAGAGGCTTACCAGCTTCAGGCAAGGTGGTCATCAAGGAAGGTATCGATGTGATATCTGCTCTTGGTAAATCACTAAAGGATAATAAGATTACTGCTAAAGAGAAAGCTGTCATTGTAAATGAGATACGACAGTTTTCTAATGCGGCTATTAAAACACTGGAATCTATAACGATTCCTGAAGAAAAACCCAAGGGAAAGAAGAAGTAAGAAAAAGGAATGGGAATACAGGGTACTTCTTTTAATTAGGAGGTATTATGAAACTCATAAAAAAATTTAAAAAATATATACGAAAAGGTTTTCGGTATATAACCTCTATCCCTTTGCCGAAAGTTAAACTCCCCAAGGTAAACATACCCATACCACAGATACAGATACGCAGTAAGTATAAGCGTGGCTTTAAAAAGGCAACTACAATATTTAGGGATATCATATCTGCTACAGTAATCACTTCAGGATCTGTAGGATTGCTAATATCGTACGTCAATCCACTCCCATTAATTAATAAATACTATACAACCACACCATTTGTGAATGATAACGTGGCTCTACTGTATGCGAACATTCAGACAGCAGTCTGGGTATCCATAGGATTGATTTCATTTGGATTACTCTTACACGTTAATAACTTTAAGGCTTGGAAAAGAAACATTAGAGCCTTCCCAAGAGCAGTAATAAAATTCCCTAAAAGAATGTACAGGAAGCTAGTAGTCTTTAGGGACTGGTTACTAGAAACTTGTAACAGGCTGAATGAAGAATCAGCCAAGTGGCACAGAATGTTCTCCATTCTACGTTCACCATATAGCTTGTTACGAGGATTAGGATTTAGTCCACAGATGGCAGTAGCATTGCTAACCGTTTCAGGTACAGCTACCACTGGTGTCGTGGTTAATGAGACTATCTTAGCCGAACGTAGCTTTAGTCGTGGAGATTCTGGTGTTTATGCCGCTAGTGTTATCGGCAACGAGGCACCACTTGATATACCAACCTCGTACTCCGAGAAGGAAAACACTCTTAGAATCGACTTAGGGGCCACTCCTGTGCGTGAAATCACTATAGAGAATGTTACAGTGGGTACTGCTTACACTAACTCAACACTTCCACAGGGTGAAACTAATGTTGTTCAAATCTCAGGAAATCCAAATGCAGAAAACTTTACTCCAACAAGATTAGAGATTGGTGAATTAATCTTTGAAAAGAATCGGTGTAAGAAACTGACGCTTTCAGATATTAATGCACACACAATACTGGTTGAAGGTAATGCCAGTGATGGACAATCCATAGCACCAAGTCCTGGAACAGCTAGGATGAGAGCTATAGGGGGTGGTCATCATCAGGCAGAAGCTATGATAACATCTGGTGGTACCTATGACCGAATATGGATTCAGGCTCCATCATCAGGAGTTAATGGAAAAGTAGGAACCTTAAAACTTAGTAACCTGTTTACTAAAGGTGGCGACTGTGTATTATCCAAGATGGATATTGGTACGTTAACTGTTAAATTAAATGAGATTGGTAATGGTGATGGATTTGCCACTAAAGATTTCACGATAGCGACAACTGTGACTGGTGCTAATCTTTCCATTACTGATAACGTAGAAGTTTCAATATCAGAACCAGCAACTCAATAGTTAGGGTTGCTGTAGGTAGCGGCAGTCAGCTTTGAAGCTATGCTCATAAGCATAGTGTGGTCAAGGTTAGGATTGTCTTCCTTTAACTTTAAAAGAAAGAGCTTATATGTCGAGTATATTTTCACCTCTCTCGAACGTATAGGCTCTTTTTCATTGCCCATATATATACGTTCTATGTTAGCCATGGCTATCCTATTTTAGCAATTACATTCCCATTCAAACATTGGAGTATTCTCTCCAGCGTATGCCCCCAGGGTGTTAAAATTAAACCAATCAACAGCATCTTCTTCAGACCAGTCGTTATCTTCCATAAGTTGTTGAATACATAAAGGGCTTGAATAAAGAACTACAGGGATGTTATCTCGAAAGCCTATTCCTTTTATAGATCTATCATATCCGTCTGCAAACAATGCGTCAGGATTAATCTTTACTATATGTTCTTCTATTATTTTCCTATCCATATCTATCTCCATTTCTTTAAAATAAAGTATACCATAAACTAAAGACCCCACACCTGAAAAGAGAAGTAAACAGGTGCAGGGTCTAGGTCTGTAACGAGTAATCAAGTCTGTAGACTAGTGCTTTAATTTTTTTGTCTAAACTAAAATAACAAAGAGAATTTTATATTTTTTATATGCCCATTGGAAAGGAAAGCATATTGAGTCTGTACTGTATCTAAGGCTTGGGTTGGAAATATGAAATCTACAGCCGCATGAAGATTACTCGAAATATTTAGTTTTGCATATAATATAGGTAAATATACTAAAAATCAAGAGAAATCTTTATTTTTGATGCACGAGGATCAACGAGAAACGATTTTTATTGAGCCATTAGTCCTCTAGCACTCGGGTAATTAGCTTTGAAACCTCTTCTTCGATATGTTCTGGTTTCATATGTTTCAATAATTCTTTTATGAATTCTTCTAATCGATCTAGGGTTTCATCAAGACTTACTAAGTCGTGCATTATTCCGTCTCCTTTTTATAAATCCAAATAACTACAGTTTCGCCCGGGTTCCATATGGCATAGTCTTTCGTTTTAATTTCAACTTCCCAGCCATCAGTTTGTAAATTTACCATGTCAGTCCAAAAGCTATCACTACAAAGGTCTGGGTATGGTTCGCAATGGTAAATTAACTTATTGCCTTTTTTTAAAACATAAGCGTGGTCTATCCAATCAGGCTTATCTTCTATACGTTTTGAAGATTCTGGTACGCTACAAGTACAATTATCTCTAATATATTTTAATTCATCATTATCTGAATCTTTTTCTTCCCAAGCAAAACTGTGTAGGTTTGTATGGGTATAGCGATCTCCCATTGGCAATTTTCTTCTTGCTTGTTCGTACCCACAAGGGTCTGTTTCATCACTTATATTAATAAAAGAACCCCAACCATATTCAACTTTATATCCTTGGCTTTCTAATCTATGTTCATAAGTTTCGTAAGTCATTATTCCGTATCCTTTATATTAATTTCTTTTATTAAATATGCTTTTGCTGTGCCCTTAGTCCAGACCTTAATGATTCCGCCCTGCTCGTAGCCAGACTCTTTACTAGCTAGTTCATTCTGCTTTGTGGCTGATAGTATCCACTGTGGTACTGAGGACTGAGAACTCTTAACCTCATAGCAGTGAGTCTTGTTATATACATCTAAGTGTTGGTATCTTTTATCTAAATTTCTAACACCATTTATTGCTTTGGCTATTTTACGTTCGTAATATTTGCCACGTTCTCTGTTATTCCTGTTCTGTTTGTGTATTGCTGATTCCTTCATCCTGGTATCCTTTTGTTATGCTTGATTCTTTTAATTTTTTCATGGCTAAAGAAATAGCTCTGTGGATTTCTTGTCGCGTTACTTCTAGTTCATCACCAATAGATTCATAAGTTCTGGGAGTAGAATGTTTAAGATCTAGACCAAATCTTTTAATAAGAATTTCTTTGTGGTACTTATTAGACACCTCGTCAATAATTTGAGAAAAACATTTATTAAAATCCTTAGAGTTATAGTCTTTAGCAATACCTAAAAGACGTAGAAAGTGTTGCTTATTTCTATCTATTGGAGGCATTACTTCTGTTAAATACCTTGCTTTGACTAACACTAAATGGGATGGTTTAGGATGAAGAACAGCCCCACATTCACACTCCATAGCATAGGTTGTGCCTTGATATGTAGAATGCTCATGGATAATTGTTTCAATAATGTCTCCCTGATGATCAATGTGGTTTTTATACTGCTCATCTACAATGGCAACTCTATCCCCAAAATAAAACTTACGCGGTCTTTTCATGTTTCACCTCACACGCTTTGCAATTAACTAAAACTTCTTCATCACACCCTGAACCATTAATACATTCGGTATCTTCAGGTGCAATTTTTCTATAGATCTTTTCTAACCTATCCCATAAATCCATGTTAGACATAACATATCTATTCCCATGCACAGTTCTTCTTTGAACTGTTGCCAAGTTTGCTTTTACTGACCCTGGGTCAGCAATCAAGTTCATAAAATTAGACTTGTTGTTTGTAACTATGGTTATAATTTCTTCTGCCAACTTCTCATCTACATTTTCAGGCGGATCAAGTTTTAACTTGTCACCATTGACTGTTAATCCAAACCCGTTGCCTTGTATGTATTCATACAACTGTATAATTGTTTCTATTTTTCTAAGATCTTCTAAATATTCCATTTCCCATCACTCGTTTTCTCTGGTTTTGGATTGTCTTCTATCATAGGTAATGCAAATTTATCTCCTACCCCTATTATGTACCCCTTACCCTTCCATTCTGACACCCTGGTAGACATATTTTTACCATCCATGTACGAATTAATTTCTGGTAAAGTTTTTGGGCCAGTGGCTAAGAGATTTATGACCTGATCGTATTGAGTTTGGCCATCTCTCATAGTGGTTTTAGATATATCCTTAGAACTAATGCGTTCTATTTCACTAAGCCGATTGTTCTCAAAGGTAAACTGCCAGCCCATCTCTTTAAACAATCCTGTGTTGTTAGCTTTCCTGTGGAACAGTGCAAACTTGGTCAAGTTATCCCCAACCTGTTGGTCTTTTAATACTTCCCATACATGGCGAGATAGCAATGACTTGTAGGTAGAACCAAACAATGCCTTCAGTCCAGTTTCTCCCTTGTTAGGGTGGTCTATGACTAGTGCTGTCACATTAAGCGACCTGATAGCTGAAAAAGCACCAGTCACTACCTTCTGTTCGCTGGCATCGTTACCAAGTGCCGCACCCATTGAGTCAATGACAATAAAATCTATATCGTGGGTAGCTACTACTTCTTTTATCTCTTCTATGCCATCTTCTATGCCTGTAGACATACGTTTGTACCAAATATGGGATTTACCCTCTAGTTTTAACACATTTCTTATCGAGGTAACCCTTGCAAGTAGATCTCTATGGGTTGTTTCCCAGTCTAGGTATAGAACATTGCCTTTCTTTACTTCTAAACCGCCAAAGTTATGTCCTGCGTCTACCAAAACAGCACAAAGCTGTGCAAAAATAGATTTACCAGCACTACCAACACCAAATATTAATGTCGGGTTGTCCTTCTCAACAATAGGGTAGATTAACCACTCTTGTTCTTCTAGATCTTCCACTTCCCCAGTCAACAACATCTCTGGGGAACCTGTGCGAAAGTCTGATAGCACAGATTCGCAAAGCTGTTCCATGATATCAGACCATTCGTTAATCTCTATGCTTGGGTCAGACTGGTGAAGTAGTTTAGCAAACGTACTTCTGCTGGTAGGACTGGTCAGAGGTATCTGCCCACTTCGTAAGTGTCCTTCAGTAGTAACACGATTAGAAGTAAACTTAACCTCTGCCTTGACAGACTTATCAGAACCAGTCCTAAAGTATCTAACTTTAGCTTCTATGTTCAAGTCCAACCATCTCAGCGTGTAATTACCAGCACCTCGTATGCCTTGTAACTCAAAGTTTGCTGTTCTATTAGGTTGTTCTTCTTCATTCATCAATTCGTTTGGGTCTAACATTTGCACCACTCCCTTTTGGTTTTTCTACTGGTTTTTCTATAGGCTTAAAGGGTAGCTGTTTCGGTTGAGGGGGAATGTAGATTTGTTTCTCTAGTTCCCCCAAGTTTGTCAGTCGTATTTCTTCTTCCTTTAATCTGTTTGTTCTTCGCCTCTCTCTTAACATATCCCTTTGCAGTTCTTCTCCACTACAGGCAGGACACCAGATAGGTGCGTGTCTATAATCTAGTTCACACTGCATCAAGCACCTACCAATGAAGAATTTAGATTACTGTTACGATTCTTAGCTACTCGCAATGTCTTATATAAATCAAATGACTGTGCGAATAATCCTTCATTGAATTCTAGGTCAACAGGTACAATCTTAGAAGATGAACCATCCCTCATAAGGTACACTATATTAGCTTTGACTGGAGCATAGATACTTCCCATCTCACGCAGTGCTAGGAAATATCCTGCTAACTGTACATGGTCTTTGATAGGGCTACCATACTTCTCAAAGGAACCTCGTTCCTTAGTCTTCCAATCCCAGATAGTTATCTCTCCTGTGTCAGGGTTCATAGACACGCCATCGATAGTGCCGCCAAATTCTGCATATGGTGCATAGACAAACAGTTCTCCCTTTAAGAATTTATTTTCAGGTAAGCTACCTACATCTCTGTACCAGATGTTGAACATTTTGTTATCTTCTGCTATGTCTGAACCATTGCTTTTAATAAATCTATCAATGCAGTCATGCAGTTCATTCCCAGACTCCACAGCTTTATTGGATTCTATCCTTGCTTGATAAGGATCTCCACTTTCTTTAGCTAGTTTCATAGCCCATGCCATGCCAATACCAAAGGTGTCTCCTTCAAGATGCTTAATGATTGATGTAGCACTAGGTACAGCATTACCATAGTAAGGCTTAACCCAATCTCCATCTTTAGAATACTTAATCTTGTACTGGTGCTTACCATTCCTGCTGATAAACACAGGCTTGGTTTTACCTTTGCCATCTTTTATAATATGTTCTTGTATATCTTCCATTACTTAACCCTCTCTTTATATTCTGAGTTTTCTAACCCTTGTGCTTCCTCTTTAATATTTTCCAAAACCTCAACAAGCATTTGCTTGGAACTGTGATTTTCTCCACACTGACTACAGTCTATTGCTTCAGATAAATCTAGGCTATCCCCAATATTCAAAGTGATTAGTTGTAGTAAATCTTCAGCATCACATTGAATACTTTGTACTGCATCTGTTATTCCATTACTCATATAAATCCTCTCTTTATAATTCGATAGCACCAGTGTCGTCAGGCATATCGCTGTCTTCATTAGGTACTATCTCTTCTGTTTGTATGTTTTCAAATTCCTCTACATCTGTTACTCGACTACCATCCATAGCACAGATTCCTGGAACTATTAAATTCATAATCTCCAAGGCTTTAGCGGCGTGTTCTTCCTCGCTAACTATGTGTCCTTTTGGTTGATTGGCTAACCAATATTCAAGATAAGGTTCACTGAGGATAGCACCAACACTTTTGCCATTGCCCAACACTATGCCCTCAATACTTTTGTCAGCAATATTTGTGCTAACATTAGTGGGTCGTGTTTCAGCGTCAATTAACGTAAGGTTGTAGATGTTGTACTGCTGATAACCATCACGAAAATCTTTCTTAATGCCCATAGCCACAATATTTGCACCAATTATTTCTCGGTAGTCACCAAAATGGTTTATTACATCGTGTATCCATGATGGGTATTCCTCATCTTTTGGCCACCAAGCAAGTTTAATATTAGTAGTTAATACCAATGTGCCTGGTCTTTGTTTCCCATCCGTAGTTTTGCTAGGCAAATACGCCTGTTCTACAGTTCCTCTAATCATTTCTTGTGTCATAATATGTATCCTTTCCTAAACATATCTTACGTTTATATTTTCCCTGTCTTCATTTAACTTATTCACTAAAATATTCTTATTATTTAGCAGTTTTACTCCAAGATCTAAATCTTTTTGCATGAAATAATACCCGTTACCAATTCTATAGGGATTAAAAAACCCAAGTCTTCTCCAGTTATTTAGAGTAAGAGGTGAGCATCCCAAATAAACAGAAGCTTGGAATGTGCTAAACAATTTTACTTCCTTTTCCCCTTCAGTTCTTATCGTTACCATAGACATTCTCCTTTCTCATATCATTATATGGTATTTATATACAATTGTAAACCTTTTACATAACAGTGGGTTGTATATGTAGCGTCTATTCTTTTTTCAAATTTTAAATAAATAAATAAAAACCAACCCACTGCTATACCAATTTTTAATCCTCGATAATTACATAATCCCAATATTTACAAGCGTCAGATTTTTTTTCTTCATTAGCATTATTTAAATATTTCATAAAATAAGGTAGGCTTGGTAACATTTCCATAACATCTCTTAATCTGAAAAATTTAACTGGGATTCTGCTACGAAATTCTTCATCAAGGCTTTTGTTTAACAAATATTGATAATATTTAATTGCAGTTTCTTCTATCATAACTGAGCATGAAAAATTATCTCCATATTTTCTACAACAATCTGCATAAGATTCGTGCATAAGTTCTTGTATTTTTTGGTCTATTACTTTAGGCATTACACTAACTCCCATTCTTCAAACATCTCTCTATGTATTCCACATCCCTTACAAAACTCAGTCTGTCTTTGGAAGTGGAACACAGTTTGTTCGTTGCCACAAAACTTGCATTTAATTAACGTTCCATCGAGGTGGTTAGCTTCGGTATTTCGGTCAATCACATGATTGTTTTTATCTATTAATAACTGTAATTGAGATTTAAGTTCTGGCATTTGTGTTTCTATATTGCTAACTTTTTCTACTAAAAAATTAAGTAGATCTTGTAATGTTTCTTCGTTACTCATTGTCGTATACCTCATCTAACACTGGCGGGGCTATTTTAAACTCCACTTCTGTGATCTTAGTGTTCTTATCATAACGATGTACCTCGTAATGATTACTCGGTAGTTTGTTATTCCTTGTTTTCTGTTCGCGTTCTTTATCAGAGTCTTTGCGTAAGGGTATATAGGTTTTCATTATGCCTCCTGGTTTTTGTCATATTGTTCTTTAGAAATGATTTCCATTTGTGCATCGCAGTCATCACATAAATCAAAGTCTACACCATCAATCCTATCTCCTACGATTGGCAAGAAGTCTACTCGGTTAGCGTATACCCATGCCGGTTCCATAACATTACTCGATCCACATTCCTCACAAACATATATTGGTTCGTCATATTTATTACTCATATCTTTACCTCGATTTCTACATCACAATCACAATCATCGCACCAGACTTGGTTAAAGACAGATGTATTATATTCTGGGGAAGCGTATGTTTCTATTTCGATTGGCATTTTCGTGTTGTACGATACCCAAATAGCTTCCCTGATGGTATCGCTACCACAGTTACTACATACCCAAATTGTTTCATTACTCATACCTACTCCTCGTTCTCTATAGTGATTTCAATAGTTTGTTCATCGTAATCGCTAGGCATTAATATTGTTTCTAACTTACAAGCTGTTAACTCATAGTCTTTTAAATAATAGAACCTGACGTTGCTTTCCGAATCATACTTTTTTAATTCTTTTATTAAGTCTTTAGTTTTCATATCTAATCCTCTCTTTTAATTTAAATTAGACTTTGTATTGCAATGAGAACAAGTGCAACCTTCACATTTATAGGGAGCATCTTCCCATCTTTGGGTACAGCTTTCATTACAAAGGTCAGCATGGATTTCTTCCCAATAGTATCGATCACATTCATCACAATCTGTATCTAATAGTTTGCAATCTGAATACCTATGACTTTTATAGTCTAGTCTTTCCATTGTTCTAAACATATTTATTCCTCTTTAATTTAAGTTAACTATAATTGGTATATGATTTATTTCACAGTATCCTTTGCTGTCTACTATGAGAGTATTACCACAATAAAAATCTATACTATCTTCATCTGTTATATCTTCAGGTAGTACAAACGCATCGCATTGCTTCTGATCCTTGCCTATATTAAATGGACATCTAATCATATTTACACCTCTATTATTTCACTTATATAGTCGTCACAGTCAGCACACCATGTGCCAAAATCGGTATCACAAATATATTGTTTTGTGTTGTAGTCATACCAAACCTCGTACATTAATCGATCTCCGTCTTGACCATTATCTATACATTCTTTACATCTAAACTCTTTATCTTCAAACTCTACCGCTGTATATTCACCCCAAATTTTTGTATCTCCTTGATGGTTTTCTCCATGACATTTCCCGACATACCCAAAGTCATCAGGTCGTTCTGCGAAATAATAAAAATCATCTGCATCGGAATCCCATTGAAGATCAGCATCAAAATACAGATCGTCAGAACCGCATTCGTTACATATAAACTTGGTCTTCATCCTCTTCGTATTACTCATTCGTTTGCTCCTTACTCGCTCCGTTTATTAACAGCTAGGGAAGATTAAGGAGCGAAAAATAATCTTCCCATCATAGCTGTTTGCATCAACGCACAGTCTTACTATGCGTTTAAATAGTTATTGATATATTGGTTCCTTTTTTGTTCGTGTATTTTAATACGCTACCTTTATATTGGTTACCTATTTTTTTAATAGCTTTTTTGTATGTCATACTATTAAAACTATCTACAATCTTATTGTCTTTTATTATTTGAAATTCTAGTTTCATTAATTCGCTCCTTTGTAAGTTATTAATCCCTCATTTATTAAGTGTTGAGCCATTCTACCGAATGAACCCTGAAGTGTCCAAGCCATGTCGGTATCGACTAGATATTGCCATGCTTCCAATACTTCCTGTTCTGTATCAACTTCTATAAAACCCTCAGCTATACCCACAGCTCTATGTGGTGTCATTGTTTCTGTTTGTTTCATTTGTTCGCTCCTTAAATATTCTTTAATGCTTTATAAATTTTCTTTAGTTGTTTAGGCGGTAGCTTATCCAGTACTTTTGTATTGATGGCTTTATTAAATCCAAACGGGTCAGTTCTGTTGATAGGATAGCCACAAGATAAACATATATTATATTCGGGAAATAATCCCGCTCCGCATTTGCATTGATTAGACATTGACTAACTCCAGTTCTTTTATTTTCTTATAAAATCCTTTAGGTTGTGTACCATGTATCAACAAGGCGAAACTTTTATTACCCCATATAGCATGGCTTTCGTCAGTATCTATTTCTAGATTCTTTTCACGGGCTTCGGCTTCAGTATAAACAACTTCCGCGGTTTTCAATCCGTAAAGGTCAATTAAATAATCGGATCTACCACCACGGGATGCGGTTAATCTCATGTTGTCGGGAATATTATTATAATTTAGGGCGGTTATCCAAAACGGAATACTCTTAGTATAAGCATAAAACAATACCCCTGGATTTGTTCTCGCAACATGTAACCATGAATCAAAATACATTTGATTGTAGAAATCACCACCAACATGAATTCGGACTAACTCGGCTTTTTTTGGCAATGATTCATTGATTAAAGAATACATGGTTTCAAATTCTTTTTCTTGTCTTAACAATTCGAAATTATAATGTCTTTGTTTTCTTACAGCGGGATAGCTCGACTCATTGCTAGCACTATAACATCGGTGTAACATATGCTTTCCGTCCGTTACTTTACCCGTTAGCGGGTCGGCTTTACTCAAGCAGTCGAATGCTTGGGGGCAACTGTAACCGCTCGGAATACTCATACTATATACACGTTTATTAGTCGGTATTTTTTTGAGTTTCTTATTCGGGGGGCTAAACTTTAATAACATAATATCGCTCCTTATCTTTTGTTGTTTATCCCTAAAATGTAAGAGTGATAGAATCTATCACTCTTACACGCTAGAGATAACTCTAGCTAATACTTTACTTGTCTACTAACCTACCCTTGGTCATATCAGCATAGCATCGGGGGTCATACAGTTTCAATTCTACGCTATCAATCTCTAATAAGTTCATTTCACTATCAAAACCCGCATTGGCTACATAATCGATAGCATCAATACTACCTTTACCATAGTTAGGTACTGAAATAATCATGGTAACCTTCGCGATCTTAAAATCTTTAGGGTTAATTATCATTGGGTTGCTCCTTATCAAATGCTTTTTCAAATGCTTCAGGTATTGGATTAATAATCAATTTGGGTTCATAGTGTGATAAGTCAACATATTTTTTCAACAGTTCTATCACAACAGATTCATCACAATATGGATAACCTAAATCAAACAATTCAATAGTGCATTCTTTGGCTAGTTGGATATCATTTTCATATTTCAAAAAATGTTTACCAGTTTTAAATAAGTCGTGTGATGCCTTGTAGACTTTGTAACCTATTTCTTTTTTAAAGACATCCTCCGGACATTGATCCTTTATAATTTCCAATACTCCGACCATTGCTCCCGCGTATATAAACCTAGTTAAGTCATTAAACATTATTGCTTCCATACACTCTTGACTACTGATTCTCATTGGTTGCATTGTTCACGCTCCTATTACCTTAAAATAAAATGATAACCCGAGCGGTCAAACTCGGGTTACCAATAAATAAAACTAATCTAGTAAAATCATATATTCATTAGGGAAATTCTTCATAAACCAATAACGGGCTTTATCAAATACATTAACCCAATGTTTTAGTTTTTTAGGGTTTCCCTGCCTGTTAGGATCAAACCCGCTAAGGGCGGTTTGTTCTAGAATCTGGATTGAATATAGCGCTCCTTGTATCAAGTCATAAACCGCGACCGCTATCGGTGGAAGTTCTACTTCCGCACCGCTCCACGGATTCTTTACAATTTCGGATTCTTTACCTATATGAATATCTTCAATTACTTTTGGTAATTTGGTATAGGTTTTTTGCATTGCTTCGCTCCTATCTTTTGTTTTGTACTACTGCGGGTAGTTCCCGCAGTAGTAATTAATCATGCTTTAATTGTCTTTAGTAAATGATAATTTATATTCACTTACCCAATGACCATCGGAATTAACATATTGTTTTATTGGTTCCAATGGTTTGTCCAGGGGGGTTTCTATGGTATGGTTTTTTCTATCGGCTTTCCTAACATAAGTATAGGGCTTCCCAAAGATTTTATTTTTACCATAGTATCTACCTATAGACTTTTTTATATCTGACTCCCACCCTCTAGCTATACTCTTAAAGTCGTAATTCTCGGATTCATACGGGCTGCTTAGCTCGGCTAAATTCTCGAACTCGGTCGCTAACTCTTCAATAACTATATAAGTTATGGAATTCTTACGACTCCAGCCTGTACGTTTTAAATCGTACGGGTCATCAACCCAAAGAGTAGTTACGACTTCGTCAATGTATTCCAATATGCGGGATTCATCAATAAATGCATGATCGATTAAATCATTTTTATCAGTAAAAAGATTAGACATTTAAACGCTCCTAACTTTTTATAAATGCGGTAATTGTTTGACTACATTAAAGCCAAATTCCATCAATCGTTTACGTTCGTTTTTTGCTTCAAACTTTGTCAGTTTGGTAGCGATAACTTGCCAACGTTTGAACGGAATAATTTCCATATTCGGATACAGTTTAACTACCTGATCGGTTTTAACTGACAACGAATATAATCGCTCCGCGTTGCTATTCAATTTGATTTCCTCCTTCCTCTATATGTAATCAACATTTACTTTTATACCTTTATATCAATTATACTCCTATTTTTCTAATTGTCAACTATTTGTTACAAATAAACTTGATCAATTTTTTAATAAATATAGTGATAGATATATTACTAAATCAAGCAGTAATATATCTAAAAATGACAGTAAAATATCTGAAAAACGTAGTAAAATATCTGGCAAAAAAACAGTAAAATATCTGTAAAAATAGGAGTACAAAAAAATTTGACACATTGACAAAAATATATTAAAATAAAGTATACTTTATTTTAAGGAGCGTAGAAAAAATGTATATTAAACCCTATAGAGAATTGTCCAAACATGAAAAAATGATAGTTAAATATGAAGATAAACTTTCAGATTTTCGGGATCAGTTGGGAATTGATTTAATGGAATATATAGATTCTGACTGGCAAAAAACTACAGGCGAATTCTTCCCAATGGAAGAGTCCGAAATCTTAGAGGATAATCAAGTAAGAAAATATATTTTTGCGATGCACCAAAGACTTGGTGTTGACTACAATAGTTGGGATATTGACGATTTGAGCGATGATACTATTTTTTGGAATAATTATCAACTTTTATTGGAATACTTAGAAAATAAATATTGCCAATAAAAATAGAATTTACATTTTGAAAATCGGCGCAATTAAAAACGGCGAACCCGTGAAAAAAAACGCGCTAATAAATATATGACATTAAATGTATTATGTCGTATGTTGGCAAATATAAAAAAACGCACACACACGCGCGTACGCGTAAGAACTTACACTAAACCCTACAACTTACCCTATAACTTACCAATAACAACTATAACCCTATAACTATTTAGTCATGTACAGGTAATTAGTGATAAGTGATTAGTAGTAAGTAGTTAATATGAAACAGTTAACATTAGATCTTATAGCATTAGAAGCTAGAAGTTAAGTAACAAACAGTAGACAATGATTAGGTATGACATAGGGGTAGGGCTTAGAGAAATTTCCACGGTAAATAAGATACCCATGACGATTTATTTTGCAAATAAAGTATCGTTGACAAACTAACAAAACACGCAAAACAATCTTTCGTAACGCTAATTTAGGTATAATTATTATAATTACAGCCCTAATTACAATGTAATTACAATGTAATTTGTTTGTAATTTGTTATTTTTGTTGACATTTAAGAAATCCAGCGTATAAAATGAAAAACGATTGAGGTAAATTACAAACGTAATTACGTTGTAAAAGTTTGTAATTTTGTTGTAATTAATAATATATATAATAATAATTACAAATTACAAATTTACCTTAAGGTATTTGTAATTTGTAATTATATATTATTATTATATATTAATATAATACAAAGAAAGAAAATATATAAAAGAAAGAAAGGCTTCTTGTTTATGGCAAATGATGCAGGTAGGCAGAAGAAAGAAGCAAACATGAAGTTGATGGTTAAGGCCATCGAGGAGCATGGTGTTGTTGGCGAGGCTTTGAAGGATGTTGGGATATCTCGCAGGACGTTTGAGCGTTGGAAGAAAGAAGAGCCAGGGTATGTTGACCTGGTCAAGGGTGCTGAGACATCGTATGGTGAAAGCCTTGTGGTAATATCGACAAATGCGGTTAAGGAAGCTCTTATAAACGGAAGTAGTAAGCATGACACTCTTGCAATGTATTTGATGAATGGGTTCTTGCCAGAACGGTTCAAGCCAATCGCTGCGGTTAGTGATGAGGCAGCAAAAGATTTGATTAGTGAAATGCGGGAAATAGCTAGAGAAAATGAAAAGCAGCGAAGAAACAATGATTTGCCAGAGCAGATTGAAGACACTTTGACGGATATTTTAGAAAAGAAACAATAATGACTTTAGCTACAAAAAATACAGATATTAAAAAAGTTGTTTTTGGTAAAATAAATTTTTACCCTACCAAAGAACAAGAAAGTATTGTTAATTCTCCTTACAGGTTTAACCTTGTAGCTGGTGGTGAGCAGGCTGGTAAGAGTATGATTGCTAGTAAATACCTGTTGTACCAGTATTTTTTACATGATTCAAAAACTTATGGCCCTGGATTATATTGGCTAGTAGCAGCAGATTATGAGCGTACAAGGGCAGAATTCGAATATTTAAGGGACAACTTTACGGAACTCGGATTGTTATCTGAATGTTCTAAAAGGGTAGACCCTGGATATATTTTAATGAAAGATGGTACGAGGATAGAAACTAAGTCTGCCAAAGACCATAGAACCCTAGCGATGAAAGCACCGAATGGTATTTTAGGCTGCGAAGCATCACAGTTAGATCTTGACACTTTTAACAGATTGATGGGAAGGTGTGCGCCGAAGAAGGGATGGTTATTTCTTTCGGGGACATTTGAAGGATCTCTTGGTTGGTATCCACAAATGTTTACTGCTTGGGCTAGTGGTGCAGATAAAGAAGCAAGATCATGGAGCTTACCGAGCTGGACTAATATTAATTTATACCCAGAAGGTAGAGATGACCCAGAAATAAAACGACTGGAAGCATTATCCAGTGATGATTTTTTTATGGAACGTATTGCAGGTAAGCCAAGTCCTCCCAGAGGGTTGGTATTTCCAGAGTTTAGACCCGACATTCATGTCGGAAATGTAGAATATGAAAAAGGTGAACCAGTACATATCTGGATGGATCCAGGTTATGCAGGGGCATACGGACTTATTGCAGTGCAATTTCATGGCGAACAGGTACGAATTATTGACGAAATCTACGAACAAGCGTTAATTACTGACGAAATCATTGATATTGCTACCGCAAAACCATGGTGGGGTGATGTACAATTCGGCGTAATTGACGTTGCAGGTAACCAACACCAGGCTATGGCTGCACCTGCAGAGCTGTGGTTAGATAAAGCTGGACTATATTTATCCAGTCAAAAAATAAAAATTAACGAAGGCACTGAACGATTGAAGTCGTGGCTTAAAATTGACCCTGCTACTCACGAACCACGGGTAATAATTAACCCTAAATGCCAAGGAATATTGTCAGAGTTCGGAGCTTCCCCTAATCCATTTGACGGACAGACTAAAGCATACAGGTGGAAAACCGACAGAGAAGGAAATATTGTAGGAGAAGTACCCGAAGATAAATATAATCATAGTGTTAAAGCATTAATTTATGGACTTATTGATAGGTTTGGCTATGGATATGTTCAAAACCAAAACACAATTCGTGTAAAAAGGTGGGCATAAATGGTACGAAGAAAACCAGAAGATATTATAAAAATAGTAAACGCGCATTATACAGCAACAGAACCACTAAGGCAAAGAATGCAAGATGACCATTCTTTATACAGATTAGACCCATATGATGCTGGTGAAGGATACCAGTCATATACATCTAATGAACCACACAACTATGCACAAAAAGTCATCGGCTGGATAGCTGGTGCAGAAATGACAGTGCGTATTCCTCACGATCATGCCGACCCAGAATTACGAGAAAAAAATGATTTAAAAGAACGCTTTTTAATTGGTATTACTCAGTCTGCTGATGAAAGATTATGCAGAATGATGATGCCTACTATTCGAGACCAACTAGCCTGGTATACCACACTTAGGGGATGGTATGCTGGACGAGCAATTCTTGCAAAAAATAAAGATAAAAGCACTTATATAGACATAACGCCATGGGATCCAATGCACACATACTGGAGTGTTGGATCAGATGGTTTGGAATGGGCTTGTCATAAAGTACCAAAAACCAGAGACCAGATACTTTCACAGTACGGTGTAGAGATAGATTGGGATACTCAGTATACCGCTGACGGAATTGATGTATATGATTTTTACGACAAAGAAATGAATACTATTATTATTCATTCTGGAGATGAAAATAATCCCACAATACAAGTAATAAAAAAACAAACAAAACATGGAGCAAATCAGGTTCCAGTGTTTTTAGGGCCAATCGGTTCTAATCCCTACATCGTAGCTTTGACCAACACCAACATGGATGACACGATAGCCGATGTTGGAGAAGCAGTGTTTGGCTCTACAAGAGATTTGTATGACAAACATAATCTTATGATGTCAACAATGTTAGAACTAACAGCAAGATCTAGACGACAAGGATTAATTGTCAGGTCTCGTGATGGTTCTAAAACTCTTGATGAAGACCCATACTTGGAAGGTTCAGAGATTGCATTATCGCAAAATGAAAATGTTGAACCATTAGGATTATTAGAGGTTGCAAAGGAAACTGGAGCTTTTATGTCTTTGGTTTCTGGAGAAATGCAACGTGGTGCAATCCCATATTCCGTATATGGAGATGTACCATTTCAGCTATCAGGATTTGCTATCAATACCTTACGACAAGGTGTCGAAACAGTAGTCAGCAAATACTTGAGAGGTGTAGAGAGAGCATATGAGATGATATTTAATTTAATATCAGACCAGTATGCATCAGGATCTTTCCAATCATTAGAGCTGTCAGGTATGGATAGAAACAGAATGTATTTTACAGAAACTATAGAACCAGAAATGCTTAAAGGCACTGGCTCTCCAGTCGTAAATCTTGTCGGACAACTCCCACAAGATGACATGACAAGGTACTCAATGGCACAGATTGCAAGGGAAGGAGCAACCCCACTCTTGTCAGATCGAGCAATTCGCGATAGAATCTTAGCCATACAGGATGCAGATCAGATGGATGACTCCATCAAGGAACAGATGGCAGAAAGAATGCTGCCTGAAGCAGCCCTATGGACATTGCTTCAATCGTCAGAACGACAAGGTCGAGAAGATTTAGTTAGTTTTTACACAGGGGAATTGATGAGTCTTATGTTACAAAAACGACAAGCTACACAAGCAATGCAACAAGAAATGGCTGCACAACAAGCTCCTCCGCCACCTCCACAACAAGGTGGCCCTCCAACAACTGACCCAAGAGTTATGCCTAATGCCATGATGGGTGTTCCACCACCCGCCCCTACACCTCAAGCAGGCCCAAATGTTCCTCCAGGGACACCAAGACCTGGCGCACAAGGAGGAATTTAAATGGCAAACTTTGGGCCACTAGGTGGTTTAAAATTAAATTTTGGCAACATTCCACAAATGTTTGAAAATCTTTTTACTAATCCCCCAGATAAAGTGCTTTATTCACAAGCGTATGAAAATAAAAGTTTTGATGAAGCTATGAGTGATTATACTAAATTTGCATCGGATCAATATTTAACACCAGAAGATATTTCTTTTTATAATTTAGATGAATTTGCTTTAGAAAAAGCAGCATATCAAATGCAATACGATACCCCTGTAGGAGAAACTCCCTGGGGTATGCCTCTTTCAGACATAGAATTACAGCAAGTTATTAATGAATATCCTGGAATTGAAGCAGGGTTTAATATAAATTTTGATTTAGAAACCCTTGAAGATGCAGATGCTTTGTATTCAACAAAAAGTTTTATTGAAGCTTCAGAAAGAGTTGAAAAACAAGCTGAAGAAAAAGGTCTTTTAGATTCTATCAGCGATATATTTAGCAGGATAGGAGAAAACGCAGGGAATGCGTTAATCGGAACGTCTCCCCTTGAAGCACAAGGGTTGACCGATTTTGGCGCTAACATTGGTGCGCAAATAGAAAATATTGCTAGTAACATTTCAGAACAAGTTACTCCTGTGTTAGAAAATATAGGAACACAAAATGCATTAAATAGTCTTTATGGTGTAGCAGGCCAACAACAACTTTTTGGCGAAGGAGTTGATCCTGACCTAATGAATCAAATAAACAAATTAGAAGACGAAAGATTAGATGGTTTAGATTTAAATTTTGCTAGTGAAATGGCTGAAATATATAACGCAGAAGGGTTCCCAGGATTGCTAAACATTTTTGGTAATGAAGCTAATTATGGAGAAAATGGATATTTAGATATGGCAGTTGTTCAAGAATGGCTTTCAAGAGACCCACTAGGATTAGCTGAGTTAAACCGAAATGAATTTGGTTCAATACAAGACGCTGTTACTGCAGTAGAAAATTCTATAATAGATTCAATGTCTGGAGTAGATACAACATATTCAGGTATGCCAGACATTCAACCCTTAACCCCAGAACAACAAACAATGTATGATGATGAAAGCTTTGATGAAGGACAACCTGCACCAATGGGAACTTCTCCATTTGAAGATACAACAGGAAGCGGGATAACAAGAGGCGGAGGCGCTGGAAGCATAATGGCAACTATGAGTGGTGACGGTACGGGTGACGGACTTGGTGACGGTACGGGCGATGGGCTTGAAGGCGATACTGGTGACGGTACAACAAGAGGCGGAGGCGCTGGAAGTACAATGATTACTGGAGAAGATACTGACCCTCTTAATCTTCAAACAATAAACACACAAGATTTACCCCGAGGGTTGCCACAGTATTTTACAAGATTTTTAAATGAGTTTAATAAAAGACCAGGTTCGGGAAGATTTGATTACCAAGCCAGACTTCCAGAATTGTTTAATGAAGCAGAAATGTTATATTATTTGCAAGAGCCTTGGGAAAATCGTAGTAAAAAATTTATTAACGAAGATCCCTTAAGTTTTGTTGATCCTAATTTTAGTGACAAAAACATAGGGTTAAGCGCAGAAGATAGAATAATAGAAGCAGATCATTTTAGCGAATGGACAAATAAATTTTTTGACAACCCTAATGAAAGAAGGGGAGAAAACTTTTATAGCTCTGTTGAAGATTTAAGAGATAATATGTCAAGGCTTGCAAGTTTGAGTGAAAAAGATTTAGGTGAAGACATAAATAGAGATCTGGCTTATCAACAATTAATGTTTATGGATCCAGAAAGTGATAAGGCTTTTAATAGAGTAGTAAGAGCGGTTTCTGCATATAACGCTCCTCCAGATGCAGAACCCTGGTTTAAGAATCAACAACTAAAATATTACACTAGATTGTTAAGAAACTGGGAAGCAGGGGGGAAAACAAGGGAAGACTTTTTAAATAGATTTGTACAAGAAAGGCCTTATTAGGAGGATAAAATGAGCAATGGTACAACTTCAGCAGCGCAAGCTGCGTCAGGTTTAATGAATAATAACGCGTTTGGAGATTTTACAACATACCCTGCTGATATTGATCCATCTTTGTTTCAAAATATTGGCGGACTTGAAGGAGACTGGTTAGGCGAATCAGCCTTTACTCCTGCACAAAGGTTTAGGCAATTTGCTCAAAGAACCACTGCACCAGGATCTGCAATGAGAGACGCTTTATATGGAGTGTCTTCTCCATTATTGCAACAATATTATTTAGGAGGGCTAGGAGGTTCCCCTAGGTTTGGAACACAATCTAGATTAGGGGGAAGCTTTGAAGATTTTATGCGAGGATATACAGGAATGGGGGTTGGAACAACTCCTAGTCAATTAAGATCATTGGCTGGAGAAATAGCAAATATTAGTGCTATGCCAGCAGGCCAAGGGCCAGGTAGTTTTCTTGACTATTTAGCTGGGCCTAGAGTAACTCCTGAAGCAGCTTTACAGATGGCAGGAACTCAACAGGGTAGAACTATTACCGCAGATGAAGCTGCTTTGTATAGAAATTTGTATGGCGAAGCAGAAAATGCAGCCGCCAATAGAAGAGAACTTGCCAATCTTATTGCTTTGCAAAGACCAGGTGGCGGAATATATGGTGGTGTTGTAGGGCAAGCGCTTACTGGAGTTTTAAATGAACTATATGATGCATATACTTCAAGAAACCCTGCAGGAAACTTTTTAAGTTATTTCTTAGACAGGACTAGGCCAGATAGTGATGCCCAAGGTTTAGCACAACTGTTTCAACCAATGGACGCACCAGTATAGGAGATAGTTATGGCAAATGGAGACGTGTTTACAGATTATCTTTCAGGTAGTGGGTGGGGTTCATTATCACCAGCAGTAGGGCAAATGGTTTTAGCACAATTGCCACAAGCTGCTTATTTTAGTTCACCTACAGGAATGAGCTTTACAGGGGCAGACCCAGCGACAGGAAGGGCAGGAAGCCCGAGAAGAAGTCGATATATGCAAAGGGCTTATGGTGATGTATATAATCAATATCTTGGGGAAATTGGTAGAGCTTTTCGTCAAGGACAAGCTCCTACTACATTTATGGATTTTTTAGAAACAGATCCATGGACTCAAAGGTATAGCCAACTACCACAATATGAACGTGGAGTAACACAAACAGCTACTAATCCAAGAACGAGGTTTATTTTTTATTAATGCCTACCGAAGAACAAATAAAAAGGCTGCGTGAAATAGCAGCGTCAAAAAGAAACATGAGAACCCAAAGAGAGCAACCAGGCCCTCCTGGGTTTAATCTTGGTCAGCCCGTAGAAGATGCTTTAAGTTGGTATGAAAACGTTCACAAAACAGGAATGTCACAACCATTTATTCAATTAGATATAGAAAAAGATCAATATTCATCCCCAATTGCGTCACTTATAGAAAAATTGCAATTTGGAGACGTGCCAGAAGATATTTCTTTTGGATATCCTTCTAGAGATATTATAAAAAGAGATCCTTCACGCGAAGCTGGTGTATCAAAAACCTTACAAGACATGGAATTTTTAGGAAGAGAAGGCTTAAGTCGTAGTGCTGATATAACTTCTGGTTTAACTCGCGGGTTAATTCCTAAAGAAATAGGAGAAGCATTAGATCCATCTAAAGAAACTGCGGCTGGAATAGAGTCAGCACAAGCAATAGATAATCTTAAAAAAAGTTTAGGCAGAGAGCCTACAAGAATGGAAAAATATGAAATTATAAAACCTGTGCAAGATAAGTATAAACCATGGCTTACAGAAAAAAACGAAGTGTTTGGGGTAGAATTTGATAACAGGGCTTTACATGAAGGCTATGCATTGGGTGCGTCTGTTGTTGCAGAATCAATTGCAACAGGGGGGTTGGCTAAACTTGGAACAACTTTAGGTGTTTCAGGAAGAAAATTAATTACAAAAATGCCTACCGTTACAACAGCAGATAGACTAAAAAAACAAACTGCTAGAACAATTGTTACAGGAGTTTCAGAAGGTCTTAAAACTGCTAGAAGAGTAGAAGACGCTTTTGGAAAACTTTTATTTTTACCATTTAGAGCAGCTAAAGAAATAGGTTCTAATTCTATGCAAGCTTTATCAAATCTTACAAACAGGTTTCGTAAAGACGCAATACTAGAAGGGATGCCATTAAATGAAGCTAATCGCAAAGCTGTTGATGGAGTAAATCAAGAAATAAAAGCAGGAAGAGTTAAAGGTAAAAGCACGCAAGAAACAACTACTATTAATGATCCAGATCTTTTTAATTCAGATTTAGATGCTCCAATAAAGGCATCCCCGCAAAGTCGGGTATATACTAAATCAGAATTTAAACCAAATAAATATATGTCGTCAGAAGATGTGCTGCGTTCTTACAGACACATTCCAAGATTAACCAGAAATTTTATAGGCAATTTCCCTGGCGTAAAAGGGTTAATAAAATTTGGAACTAAAATAAAAAATTCTGATTTAGCTAATGAACTGCGAAGAACATATACAAATGGATTTAAAGAAAGTTTAAGTGATTTACTAAACCAGGCAGACTCACATCAAACTTTGGACAATCAAATGTTTAAAGATATTTTTGATACTGTAGGTAATTTAAGACTTTTAAATATTACTTACGGACAAGGAATAGATGGAAAAGAAATTACATCAAAAATTATTAGAGACGCTAAAGATTTTGACAATGCTGGGTTGGAACTTGAAAGCGGGCTAAAGCTTTCAGAAATAATGAAAAGCAACCCATACGCAAATGATATAATCAGAGACGAAGATCTTTTTGGCACAGCGCCTATAAATATTGATGCTTTAATAGACAGAGAAAGCCTGGAAGCTTTAGAATTTTATGTTAAAAATGGAACCATTAAATTAAATCAATATGGAAATTTAGCAACAGATAAAAGAGTGCCTGCAACTATTAATACTATTTTAAGAACATATGACCAAATATACCCAAAGCTTGCAGCAAAATCAAAAGTTCTTACAGATGAGGATATTGCAAAAAATCCTTTATTAAAACTGTTTGGTAAAAAAACAGGAGACGAAATAAATGTTGCAGAAATGATTGAGCCTATAGTGTACCCAAAAAAATTCAAAGACACTCCTTTAGGAGACATGATAATGGCAAGTGGTTTAGAAGAAGAGTTGGCAAGCTTGAAAGTAACAGCAGCCTTGAAAGACCCTACTGGGCATTATCAACCTTCTGTTATGATTAGCAAAGATGTTAACAAAATACCTTCAGATGCATTTGATTATACTCCTGGCAGAAAACCATTGTTTAAAGCAAGATACTATGGGTCTGACGCTCAATCAAAATTTTACGGAAACGCGTACATGGGTGCTGCAGATGCGCTTAATGAAATGCATAGGAAAACTGTAAAAGTAAGATCCGCACAATCAACAGACGACATGAAATTAATGCTTTTAAATAATTATAAAAGCACAATGCATGGCAACTTAGAAGAAATTGTTGGTGCAAATAATTATAGAAAACTTGAAAATTCTTTAAACAAAATTAAAATTAAACTTAATAATTTTATTCAAACGCGAGGGAATAAAGACAAAGCGTCTATAGATTTAGCTGAGGAAATTCTTGCTGATATTGATTACACATTTACTTTAAGAGCAAAATTAATACCTGATATTTCTGACAACCTTGGAGATTTAGTTAGAGAAGAGATGCAATATTTAGGGCAAAGAATTGCTTATTTAAATAATGAAATTACAAAATTAACAAGAAAAAAAATTGGCTGGACTCCGCAAGATCGAGTTGTGTTTAGAACAGAAATTAAAAATCTTAATAAAATTTATAAAGATATTAAAAAGAATGCTTTTGACGATTTGCCTAACTACGATAACAAAGTAATAGAATCTTATGGGTTTCCTAAACAATTAAATGCCGCCATGGTAGAACTTGAAGAAGAAAGAGCCCAAATTGTAGGAGGGTTTGATCCTAAAATAGGATGGCTTAGATTAGCTTTTATGAGAACTCTTATGGCTACTGCGGACTTTAGCCAGATAGGAATACATGGATGGGGAATGTTAATAAACGACACTGTTCGTTTAACAAAAGATTTTGTAACTGGGAAAACTCCAGGAGTTAACAGGGATGGAAACACTTTTACCTCTATAAAAGATAGCTTTAAAGCTTTGTTTGCTGGTGATGATTCCACATTACAAGAATACATTCGAAGAAAAACTTTATATGCTATGGAAAATAATCTTCCTACGCCTAGGCAAGCTATTAACGATGGTGTTGCGTGGCTTCCAAATGCTCCAGATATGCTTTTTCAAGGGGCGGGATTGCCTACAAGAATTCAAAAAATGTTAAGGCCATTTGAAAGAGGGTTTGTACAATTTGGCAACACATTGCGCTATGATTCATATATTAATGAAATTGAAGACATGGTGGTTGCGACTGGTAAATCAATAGACGAACTTAGGGCAGATGGGACTTTAGCTGAAATAGCAGGCACAATTAATTTAGCTACTGGTGTTGGAAGACGTGGGTTTGGTGGAGCTGTAGGACAGTTTGTATTTTTTGCCCCGCAATATAATCAATCAAAAATAGCTATGTGGGCTAAAACTATAAGAGGAACTGCAAAAGGAAGAAATGCTACACCTGGAGAAGCTTATGCAAGAAGGCATATAGGACAGGTTTTTGGTGCGATGTTTTTAGCAACAGTTGCAATAAATGAAGCGCAAGGAAAAGACACAGACGTAATGCCTTTTCTAAAAAGCAGAACAGGGAAATGGTTTTCTAATCCTAACTTTTTAAAAACAAACTTTCTTGATCAACAAACTAATTTATTTGGTCATTATATTAACACCTATAAATGGTACACTATACCGCTTATAGCTTTTTACAACTGGAAAAATACTGGTTTTAAAGAACATCCACTTGAAGTTATGAAAGATTTAACCAAGCTAATAAGCGCTCCAGCAATTTCACTTGCAGTAGATTTAATAAGAGGAGAAGACCCTATTGGTGGAAAAACTAGAGAAGAATATATGGGTGTAGAGTATGATGTAAATACAGGAGAATTTATTGAAGTTAAAAAAGGATTTAAAAATGTTTTCTTTGGTGGTGGTTCAGGCCCAGACATTCCTATTATAAATGCACCTATAAGTGATTTTTGGATAAGAATAATGGAAAACTTTATTCCTATTAATGCTTCAGATTTTTACCCAGAAGCTGGGGATCCAGACATAAAAGATCAAATTTTATCAAACCCAGCAAGAGGGATTGCTAACATTACTGCCCAAACTGGTTTTGGGGTAATAGGTCAAACATCAGTATACAAAACTCCAAAAGAAATGCAAGATGAAATGTTTTCAAAATTAATTACTTCAGATCCAAACCATCCTGATCATAAAGAGATGATGCGAATTTTAAATGAAAACCTCGGGCTTACAAAAAAAGAATTAGAAATTATATTTGCAGAAGCAGGGAAAGGTTTGTGGAACAAGGGAGATATAAATCTTCAAAGAGCAATTAGGTCTCTTGTGCTAGGTGAAACTGAACCAAATTTTAGTAATTTAAGGGACAGTATTCGTAAAGAAATTAAAAAAGCAGCTGAAAGCGGTGCGTTCCCAGAAACAGTTCCGCAAGAAGAATATGAAAAACAACTTAAAAGACTAGAAGAACTAAGAGAAGATAGCGCTGATGAATTTAATAAACTTCAAGTTTTAAAACAAAAACGAACATTGTTGTTAGAAGAAGATATGCAAAAAACAGAAGATAAATTTCTTGAAGGCAATATGTCTAACATATCTACTTTTCTTTATAGCGACAGTGTAAGCACCCCAGGAATTCGTAGCTTGATGAAAAAAGCTGCAGAAGATAATCGAAATTTAACAGATAAGTTCCCGAAAGTAACCAGATTATTTGATCAATTAAGAGATGCTAATTTAAAAATAGATTCTAGCTTAGATGTTGATATGTATGATTATGCAAGAAACTCGTATTATGAAACACTTTGGGGGGAAGGGGGAATCCCAAACCCAAAAACATTATCTTTAGATTGGGATAAAAAAGAACAATTAATTGAAAAATGGAGTGAGGATTTAAAAAATAAATTTGGTTCTATAACAGACAATGAAATCATAACATACTTATATGAGATCGAAAGAACTGATAGGAACCAAGCTGGAGATGTTGGAAACCTTTTATTAACAATGCAAGACGCAATATCCGAAAGTGGATATTATAACCTTGAAAAAGACGTGTTAAAAAAATACGTTTCAGAAAGCCCAGACAGAGCTGCCGCTGCAGAAGAATGGAAAAATAAAACCCAGGCAGACAGAGATAAAGAAGATACGCCTAGATGGATAGAAAGATGGCAAGACGAAACTAAAAGATTAGAGTCGCAATATTTACTTAATAACCCAGAGATTGATGTTATGTTTCAGATTGTAGGCACCAGAGTCAAAAGGCCTGTAAGTAACCATGGAAGATTAATGAAAAACTTTTTTGAAAGATACAATCGAGTTCCTGAAAACAGAAGAAAAGAAGTGCTAAATAAAGAAAAATTATTAACAATTCTTGATTTAATTTTGTCAGACGAATATACAGAATCTGATAAAAAAAGTCAATATGATACACTATATAGTGTTTTATATGAATCTTAATTTAAGGAATATATAGAAAGGAAAATATTATGGTAATGCCAACAGAATCACAAATAGAAGAGCCAGTACAAGAGGTGCAAGCAGAGGCTCCGACAGAGGAACCTACGCAGGATGCTCCTGTAGAAGAAACAGAAGTACCTGTAGCTCCTACGGAAGGGCAACAAGCAGAACCCGCTCAGGGACAACTGCCATTAGAAGAGCAACCTGCTCCTATAGAACAGCCTGTTCAACCAGTACAAGAGGATCCTAATATAAAAGCACAGATAGAAGAGCTTCATAGAATACGCCAAGAAAATGCTCAAAAAGAATGGGAGCAACAAATTGTTAAAGAAGCTCAACAAGTAAGAAACAGCGCAGTACAAAGAGGGATAGATCCTGAAACTGCAACAGAATTGGCTAGACAACACTGGTCTGGTAAAAAACAATTACGAGATCAGCAAGTTCAAAGTTATGATTTAATACGAAACATTGAAGGTAGAAACAATGCTACTTTGCATTTTCTTGAAAAACAAGGATTAGTTGATAAACAAATGATTGAAGATTTTAAAACATTGTCACAATTTACCAGCCCGCAAGACATGGAGCGTGAAGCAATAAGAATGGCTGAAACTCGGCAATTAAGAAAAAGAGTTGCAGAATTGCAACAAAACCAAGTACAACCGCAAACATTTGACAATAGTCAGGGAGCTGCGGAACCTACAAGTAATCAAGATCGTTTATTGCAGGAATATATAGCAGGTTATAAAACAGAAGCCCACCAAGCTGCAGCACGGAGAGCGGCTGGACAGGGGTAGTTTATTTAAAATGCTGAAAAGGAGGCTATAATGGCACAAACAGCAACTACAGGTTCTCTTGAGA